AACAGAGTTAAGTTTCTGTATTGGTGACCATTTGCACCCAACATAGTTGGATCATTAAATGGTTGGTATGTTTTTAAATGGCTTGTATAACCAAGTGTTTGGAACGAATCGAAACCGAAGTTTACAGCTTGTTTTTGTCCACCAGTAAATGCACCATACTGAACACCACCCTGTTTCATTTCATCACGGATGAATGAATCAATCGCGCGTCTGTTTTGAATAGCTGTTAACACAGAATACTCTGACGCTCCAGCATTTTTGTCAAGAACATCAGTGTAAATTGCTTGCCAGTCATCCAAAGTAAGACCAGAGGTGATGGTAAATGTTGTTTGAGCATTGTAAGAAGTACAGAATGGAATTAAACCTTCAGTTCTTGTTACAGTTGCATCATAAGCATTAATACCGGTTGCACTCACGATACGGTTACCAGCGATCATTTTCATTTCACGGTGATTACGGAAACGTTTAAATGTTCCAGATTGACCTTTGAAATACCAAGCAGCTTTCTCTTGTCCTTTGTAAGGGTAAGTCACCCATGTTTTTTCACCCATTGAACGACCTGTAGATTCATGAGAATCATTTACAGTTTCAGTCGTGTTGTAATAGATGTTTTCACGGAAGTTGAAAGAGGTTGGTTGATCTTTACCCTCACCCACTGTTGGACCAACGTTAATGATTTCGCTAGTGGATGTAGTTGTTGGCAATGCAATACCATTTGTGCTTGTAACATCAAAAGTATGAGCTCCAACGTTAACTGCAGTTACAAGACCTTGTGCTCCTGTTCCTGGGAAAATCAAAATGTCATTCAGACGAACTGATAACAAGTTAACTTGAGTTCCTGTAGCAACATACGGCTCTGCCGCTGCTGATGGGAAACTCGCAATATAATTGGTTGAATCCTCAGTATAAGTGATTGTAGCACCTACAACACCTGTTCCTGTGCCTGTCGCAATCACAATTTGATGGATACGATCCTCTTCAAAGTGACGATAAGCAGGATTTGATACATAATTTACTCCGCCCATCATTTCGATAAGGCCAGTTAAATCTTGAGTTCCCCAAACCTTTGCTTCGGTAGGATCATTCTCAGGTTTCAACATATTGTATAAAGATCCGGATGTAATCCAGTTTGTTGCAGTAGCTACTTGTACTGCTGACGGTTTGTTAAATGACATGTTTTATACTCGGTTGACCTCTATACCGAAAGATGTTAGTAAACCCTACCCTGCTTTCTTAAAGCTGCAGCTCTTGCTTCTTCCTCACTTTCAGGTTCTGCTGCCGCTACTACCACACTACTCGCTGGCGTAAAATTTGTGTTTTTTAAAGTTTCAATTTCTTTTTTCGCGCCTTCAGCTATTCCATCCTTTTTGGCATTCGCTACCGCCTGGTCAAATGCTCTATCTCTCAAAAGCATTCTTTGTACTTTCGCATGATTAATTTGCGGTGTTCCATTCTCGCCAGGTTCAATAAACCGGCTGAATATTGCATTTATATCACGAGGTAAAAGCTTCATTATGTCACTCACTTCCTTGCGATCGGCTTCGGAAACTTTGTATTCAAATGAATCTTTCGTTTCTGGATCAACTATCACAGATAAACTAGTCGCCTTTGGAGCCAGTTCGCCATCAACGAATTTCTCCCAGTTTGCCTGCCAAGCGTCTTGTTTAGCTTTGGCTGCAATTACTGCTTCAGGATCCTGCTCAGGAACAAATGTTCTTTCCTTTTTGAAACTGCGTAACCATTCTAGATCATTCTTCGCATCACGAACAAAAATCTCTTTATTGGCTGCATCTTCATCAGTTAGTTCATGATCTTCCTTATCTATCCATGCACTGATACCATATTTTTTTTCAAGTTGAACATTCAATGCTCTGTCAGAAAGATTCTCCCCCTTCAGCTTCATTGTCTGTATCAATATTGCTTTAGGATCTTTCAATCCTTCAACATCTAAATTCTGTAATTCAAAGAACTGCTTGTCGAGCTTAACACCTTTCTTCTTCAATTCATTCCAGTGACGTACTTCATCATCTACGAATTCATCTTTTGGTGCATTAATAATGGGCTCAACATCTTCCCATTTATTAAATTTTCCTTTTGTCCGTTCTGCCAATAGTTCTTCAAAAGACTTTGGCTTCTCTGCAACCTGTTCCGGAGCTGCCGCTGGAACTACTGGAGCCACAGGCGGCGTTGCATTATTATCATCTGCTACAGCTGGCACAACTGGCTCGGCTGCTACAGGCTCTGGTGTTACCACCGGTTCTTCTACGACTTGTGCTGGAGGATTTGCTGCCGCTTGTCGCATAGCTGCCATCTCATCCGCTGATATCTGTTGTCCTGGTTCCATTAGATTATATTATATTTAATTATTACAAATGTACAACGTTATTTAGAATGATTCTAAATAAGCATTAAATTATTTTTTGGATGGTTCTTTTTTAGGAGTAACCAAAGCCTTGAAAGCCTCTTGCTCAATAGCTTGATCATGCTCTTTTTCTGCGATTTCGCGCTCATGCTCCTGAGCTGACTCTTGCTCTTTTAATTTACCTTCATTCGCTAAACTCTGAACAACAACCTTAGTCTGATTATTAGCCATTACTGCCGCATTATTTATCTGCCCTTGTAAGCCCAGAAGTTGCTTCTCTTGCTCGAATTCCTGAGCAGATAACTGAGATTTAAGTTGACCTTCTAATTGAATAAGACTTGCTTTATTTTTAGTCATTTCAGCATCAGCCTGGATTTGACCTTGTGTAGCTGCTTGAGCAGATTGCACCTGAATATCTCCGTTTTGTTTTTGAAGAGCTGCAGATTCTTCCGCACGAGTTTTCCGATTCTTTTCTTCCAAATACACAAGCAGCTGACCGGCAAGCTTTGTATTTGTTTTCATAACCTGGTTAATTCGGATCACATCGGAAGGAGTCAATAAAGGAGGATTAGATTGTTGTCCTAATTGAATCTGTTGATTTATTAATAACTTATCTTCATCTGTCGGCAATAACTCAATATCAATCCCCATCTGAACATATGCCAGCTTCATCCCCATTTCAAGGACTTCGGTAGAATGCTGACCAATAGCAGTCATGAAAGACTCATTGTTATGCTCAATACAATCCTGTATCATCAAGGCTGTCCGCTTGTTTGCATTATTCACAAGCCGTAAGTGGGCATTAAATATTGGAGACAATGAATTGTTAGTCGCTTCTATCGCATTCTTTTGCTGACCAAGGCCAACATCAGGCTGAGGTGAACTACCATCCACTACGCTATTGTAGCCAATTACTTCATTTATTAAATTTCTTTCAAATTGATAAACACCAATAAATTCCTTTATAGCATCACCAACGCCACCACGAAGCTCTGTAATAACCTTACTGTTAATTACTGTTCCATCCTCACCAATACTACTGTAAACCAAGTTACCAGTAGCTTCATATATCTTCAGAACATCTAACGGCTTCATAGTCTCACCAAGACCCTTAGCAGCATCTAATAAGCCTTGTATATCCACAGCAACACCCGGAGGTTTTGCTTTTATTAAAAACGTCTGAAATGCTAAATGAGCCAAATTGATTTGATCTTCATGCGGAATCATTCTCTCCACATGAGACTTATTCTTCATGTTGAATATATTCGGAGAAATGATGTTTAATGACAATGTTGTTTTTGGGGAATAGGACCCTTGGATCCGTTCACGAGGCATGTTCTTTGTCTTCTCATACTTGATCAGATAATCAGTACCAACAATCCAACTTCCCTCATACCTATTTTGCCACTGCTTAGAAATAACCTCCCCAGTCACCGAACCAATCTTGGATTCAGGAATGTTATTTATATACTTCCTCTTGTTTTTTACGATCTTAAATTCACGAACTTCCCTATCTAAACCAAGAAATTCAAAATCCATTACAGTGATTTTAAAACTATAATACCCTGGCATAACGTTAGGTTTGAAATAGGTAGAGTCACCATAATTATTTCCCCACTGCCAATCCTTCGTGTTGTTATTACGCCCAGCATTTAACTTTGCAATATGAAAAAGCTCATCATCAGTAAACTTGCCCATATTTGCAATATCTCCGATGGTCAGATATTTAATTTGACCAAACTGATTAATATCACTAAAATCTTCTTTATTTGAATAAGGGATAATTAAATCGAGGAAATCCACACGCTCATACTTAATATTATAATCTTCATCATAATATGTCCGCAATGCAGCGACTTTATTCTCAAGTAAATCTCTTAATATCCTTTCCTTTACAACTGGGAATAAATTGCTTGTGTGAACAAAACTAAAAGCGGCCTCCATAGCCACTGCAGAAGCAAACTTGAAATTCATCTGCATAAAAATCTCTTCCTCCTCATCGGTTTCCGGAATCTTCATTCCTTTTTCAACCAATGGCATACCGGTAAGAGGTTCTATCTGATCAGAAAACTTTTTAAGGAAACGTGCCGCCCGAAGTTTATTCCGGTATTCATCTCGCTCATTCTTTGATTCGGCATCAAGTGGAGTACAAACGGCTTTATAGTCAAGCTTACACAGCTTACCAACAATATTATCTATAGTGGTAGCAATTATATTAACAGGGCGAAAATCTAAATTAAGATAGGATGTATCTGTGATACCTTTACGATCCTTCACATTCTGAATAGACAGCATACCTTCTGCATACTCTCTATTCTTTAAGAAAACTCTTCGGGTTTCGTTGTAGGTATCTTGATTTAAAATACGTTCATTCCAAATAGCCCTTGCATAGGCTAATCCATACTCTTTAGTTGCTTTTTTTTCTTTCGGCGCTAAAATGTCTGGGAATGGAGCACTTGACGTATTTTCAGCCATGTTAATGTTTGTTTACACAAAAATAGCTAATTATTTAGAATGATTCTAAATAAGGAACAAATAATTAAGATAATGGCTTCTTTTTAGGAACTATGAGAACACTTCGTACTCCAGTAGTATCATAAATCTCAAATAATTTAATTGTCTTACGCGCAAGCTTTTTAGGCTGATATGTGTTTAATCCCAACACTGCATACATGGCAGATACAGTTAAATCGTAATCGGTCCACTTTTCTATGTCAAACTTAACCAGATCATGCAGGGTATCATTAAACTTGCAATTACCCATTATGCCAGTAACAGAATTATTACCTATGTATTGGTACACGTACGACTGCATATGCTCCACAAGCATTCTCCGGATGCCTTTATCAATTGTTCCTGTATTAGGAATCCAAACTTCTTCTTGTTTTTTCTCTGAATGTTCATTGTGAGTAAATGCGGGCCTACGCATTAAATAATTGTCGTATCCTCTATTCCGGAAATGATTAATACAACCAGGCTTATTGGACTCTCCCAATATCTCCCACCCATAAAACACGCACTGCATCAACATATCTTCATAAAACACCGCTGGATCTTTAGGACGGCCCCAATACTGAGAAATAAACGTATTTGAGACGTTAGGGTCGTTAAAAGAATATTTATGAATTCCGTGGGAAGCCGCTTTTGACTGTTTCCCACCACTCACATATCTATGATCAAA